CAGGCTGCTACTTCTGCCTGAGAATCGGAATCAGTTTCCGTTTCTTTCGAAACTTCGAAGACTCCGAGCTTGACCTTGGTGTAGACGCCCAAGGGATCGTACTGGATGATCTCGTCGATGCCTTGCTCGATCGCGCGTGCTTGATCGAGAGACGAAAGATCAGGCGACGTGAGCACCACTCGTGCTAAGAGAGCGTTCGAGTGGTAGCCCGAGTCGATGTCCCATACCAGCCACTGATCGTACTGAGTAATGGGGTCGAATGGATTGTCCGTAGTTGTGATTCTATGTAGATCCATTAGACTCCTTCCTCTTTAGGCTTTAGCTCGCCCATGATAGTGGACTGTGGTACGCCTAGAGCCTCCGAGATGTCGGCCCATGTGTAGCCCTGTGCGAGCATGGCCTTAGCTTTGTTCGCCTTGGTAGGCGTGAGCTTGACCTCAGTACGTGGTGTGGCTAGTGCCTTGAGTTGGTCGTTGTCGGCGTAGTCAAGGATGGTCTCCAGTTTGTTGTTGGTGATAGCCCTATTCCGGATCGCCTCCCATTCCTTGTCCGTGAGAAGGAACTTCTCCTTCTCAACGATACCCATCTCTTGGCGGGCACCAGCGAGAGCTTGACCTTTCAGGCGCTTGAGTTCGGCCTTGGCTTCCTTCGTTTTCGCCTTCAGATCAGGGTTTGCAGCGATCTTCTGCCGGACCCGGGCATTCGCAATGACCTGGGCTTGTCTTTCGAGGGGGGCCCTTTGTACAGCAAGGGAGATCTTTGCATCGAGGGAGGCAACTTCATGACGATAGGCTTCCCTTGCAGAAGGGGAGTACTTCTCGTTCTTAGTTGCAAGAACGTCCAATCGAGCCTTGTTACCAAGGGCCTTCAGACGATTCGAGTGATCTGCGTACACCTGCTCCATGACAGTGTTGGCATCCGAGATCAGCTCACGTGCATCCTTAGCCTCAGCCAACTTGGTAGAGGTGGTGGTATTGAGGATGCGGTTTCCCTTACTGTCGGGGTAGGTACGACCCGTCAGTTGATACACCTTCTCGCCCGTCTTAGGGTCGATCCGGTACCCTTGCTTGCGCTCAGCAACCTTCTTCTCGGACTTGGCCCGAGAGATGATCGTAGATGCACCACCAGTCTGGTACTTCTTCTTAAGCGCGAGAATGCCGTTGTCCGATTCGGACCTACGGAAGTCGAGGCCGTGTTTCTCGGCGTCGATCACAACCATAGAGTGCTTCACCGCATGAGCAAGCTCATCGGGGTTAGCACCACGAAGGGTCATGTCCGTGATGAGGTTGGAAACTTTCCCCATCTCAAGGCCCTTTTCGTGCTCGGTCATCTTCTTCATACCCTCATAGCCCTTGTACATGGCCTGCGGATCGAATCCTTGCAGACCAGGCAGAGCAGGAGCACTCTTTACGAGACCGAGGTTGTTGGGGATGACGAGCACGGTGTCGCCGTCGAAGTCGGCACCAGACAACCTTTCGGCTGTCTTGGGGTGGATGCCGATGGCGTCCTGTGATTCAGGACCAATGAGCTTGCGGCCCTCAGGATGACGGTTGTTCACCGTCAGTTCAGGAATTTCGAATGTACCACCATGCGGGAATCGCACGAGAGCAACACGCGTTCCATCCGTGAAGCCAGGCGCATAGACCTCGTTCTGCTTCATGGTGGGAACGGGCAGAATAACCTGAGTCTTCTGCTTCGGCAGAGCAGCAGCTTTCAGATGGACGGCGGCCGAATCCGCACTATCCGCGAACGCCTGCAACAGCTTCCGCTTAACGACCGGGTTTTCGAGACGCATGATCTCTTCGTACTCGGTCAGCTTCTTCTGGTAGGCAATATCAAGCTGCTTCTTGGCAAGCGAGGGCTTCTGCTTGGAGAGGAACTGGGACGGGAGGTTGCGAGACCACTCGTTCCATTCGCCTTCCTGGTTCACGAGGTTCATGACCGAGGTCAGCTTCTTCATGCGCCCATCAGGACCGCGTTCGCCAATCTGTCGGACGGTGGCACCGAAGGGGTTGTCCGGGTCGTCCTTGATCTTCTTCATGGCGTCGAGCTTGTTGCCCGTGTCGCTCTTGTTCGTGTTGAACAACAGATCCACACCTTCAGGCAGGTCGTCCTTGTAGACAGCCATACCTTTCAGATAATGGGTACCGTTGACCATGACACGAACCTGGGCGTAGCGGTTCTTACCGAGGGAGACATCGTTGGGACCGCGGCGGACGTAAATAACGCCATCCGCATCCTTACCGCCTTGCTCGGCGTACCTGATCCCAACTCGATCCGCAGATATGGACTTCGGCGGAAGGATACCGAGCATGGTCTCGCCGCCATCGACTGAGTAGTCGTTGACCTGCGAAATATTGTCTCGGTTCTTCATCGCGTCGCTCCACTCAGTACCGGGTCGAGTCAACACTTTCATGTTGGTATTCTGACCGGTGCCGAGCTGCGGCATGGGAATTCGGTGAAGACGATATCCCTCACCTTTGAGCGCCTGAATGGCGGTGTCGAGCTTGGTGCGAGTGATCCCCATGTGGTATTCCACACCGAGACCCACATCGATATAGCCCTTCTTGTCCACGGCATCCCGAAGGGTGTACGACACCGTGTTGAGGACTTTGGCCTTGTGTTCGGCATCCGGCTTCAGAAGGTTGGCAACCTGGGTGTCGCCGATCTTCCTACCGTTAGTCGACATCGCCTTGGCGATCGCCACATTAGACAGACCCTTGGCCGCGAGTTTCCTGGCCTGGTGAATATCATCCTGTGTGCGTTCGTTCTTGGCGTAGGCCTTCTGCGCACGAAGCTCACCGACGGTGAGCCCCATGGTCTCTGCGATGGTCTTCTCAGGAACACCTTGGCGCTTGAGAGATTCAACCATCCCGAGGAAGGTCTGGTTTCGAGTACTACCTTCGTCACCACCAGAGCCCCATGGATATCGGCCAGAATGGCGGGGCGTACCGATATGAGCCAGCCAGTCCTTCTCCTGAATGATCACTAATCTTCTACCTCCTCTCTCAAACGCTGAATGTACGCCGCGGCGTAGACGATGCGATCCATGACCATCATGAGGTCGAGTGGATCGGCCGGGAGGATGACGATCTCATTGTTCTGGTAGATCCGAAGCTCAGTCTGAATATCGATAGGCCGATACCCATTCTGAAGGCAGAACAGACCCGCATAGATCTTGAGCTGGGTCATGCTTGCAGGATTGATTCCAGTCTTGAGATCAAAGATTCGAAGCAGTCCATCACGAGTGAAGCCGGCAGCGTCAGCGGTCCCGAAACAGTCTTCGGTGTAGACCAGAGGAACCTCAGGTTCGAGGCGGAACCGAATGCTGTCGTTAATATACTCGTTGACGGTCGACCCATTCTCGGCCTGGAGGTGACCGAGCTTGATCGCCATCTGAGCATACTCGTGATACTTGGTCCCTTGCACAGACTGTTGCTGCTGGAAGAAGACGCGACGAAGCTTCTCGTCGTCGTAGTTCAACCAGTGATAGTTGCTGGGACTCAGAAATGCGTGTTTACCGATGAACGCGCGAGCGGCCGGCGTTGAATTTCTGTTGGAGGCCACGCAGAACTTCCTGTTCGTTCTCGGGGTAGATGAAGGCACCGAAGCACATGTCTTGAGCTTTCTCGACGTAGTAGTCTTGGTTCGGCTCTTGATCTGCGCCTTCGTGTGCTTTCACCTCAAGCAGGGCCCAATGTTCATACCACAGAACCGTGAGGTCCGAGATGCCTGCCTTGAGGCCGGTGTCGTTCTTCAAGACAATGCATCCCGGAAACATCTTCTTCAGCTCTTTGATGAGGTAGGCCTGGTAGTCCCGCTCCAACTTTTGCTCTCGGGCGGAGACGGCCATAGCACAAAACCTCAATCCGTGTGTATTAGATCGGCATAGTCTACTCCTCCTATTATGATCCCTGTGATTTCATCGGTACGGTAACGTTTTTGTTACACGTACTGGAAGATCTGACCGGTGGGCCAGACGTAGGTTCCGTTCTCCATGGCGAGCGAGATATGCGACTCCAGCAAGCCACAGCGCATGGCAGCATCCCACGTGTGTTCGTACTTCTCGTGGGACTCCATGTCAATTATGGGTACGTGATGCCTTGTGAGCCTCACGGGGAACTGCCGCTGATACTTGCGTGCGAACCAGAGTGGACGCCACATCAGGTTCGCATAGTGATTGTTCGTACGATCACCATCCAGATGGATGATGGAATTGAATGCCGGACTGAGCGCAGACAAATATGCCTCCGCCACGAGAACGGACACCGACTTCTTGTGATGTCCACGATTCTTGGCAAGTCCGACCATCAGAAAGCCACGAGAGTTGTAGTACTGACTCATGATGCGTCCCGTGGCAGAATTTTTGATCCGTCCCCAGTCACTGACTTGATACCGGGGAAACTCGCGTATCTCTCTCCAACGCTCGGGCAAGGAGGAGAACAGCGATGTTTGGTTCATGGAGGGGGGTCTCACCTTCGACTTGAGAGAGGATATGTTGCTACGAAGGCTCTTTCTACGATGGACGCCTTGAGGACGTCAAAGATGGTCTTGCTCGTCACTTGTCACTTCTCGATCAAAACTTTTTTATTTTTCTCCTTACGGTAACTGTTCTTATAAAAAAGATACCAACAATCATTCTGAGAAAGAGTTTTTCTCAAGAAGTGACGAGCTGACTAGGAGATCTGTCCGGTTTTGCACAAGGAAGTGGGGGTTTACTTTTTTCCCAAGTTCACCCCCACCCCTAGTCATGCGACTAACTCGTAGTCTTTACCGAGTCTCATCGCGTGCTCGTACTTGCGCTCGTTGAAGTCTTCCTTCGTCTTCAACGCGCTCCAAATCGCACGGTCGACCCCCGTGTGCGACTTGAGAACGTAGTAGTACAGCGTCTTGAACGGAGTGTTGAGGCGGTCAATCCGTCCCTGCGCTTGCTCCCACACCTTCCACGAATAGTTGAGGGAGTAGAAAACCATGGCGTCGGTGGTGATGCAGTTCCATGCTTCCGCGCCAGCTGTGTACTGCACGAGATATACCCAAGACTCCGTCTCGGGCACGGGCTCGTGTTTGTGTCCATTCCACTCCGCCACGGTGGTGAACTTCGACAGGTTCCGGAGAGCTTCCAGTTCGTAGTCGAAATTGTAGAACACGATCAGTCGCTTGTGCTTCTGCATCAGCCGATATACAGCGTCGAGCCTCGTGGTATCGCTGTTGATCAGCCGTCGCATCACACGGAACAAACCGGCGATGTCGTCGATGGGCTCATCTCTGTAGATGTCCCACCGTTTCTTCAGCACCAGATCGAGTGTCTCCGCGTCGTGCTCCACCCACGTGTCGACGATCTCGCGGGTAGTGTGTCGCAGATACGACATCTCGACAAGGAGTTGGTTTCGAAGCCTGACCAACTCTCCCACATAGTTGTAACGCTCCACCTTGGGAAACTTGGTGTAAGACGCGTAAACCACGTGGCGATGCTTGAACGCCGTACGGTTGGGGTAGAAACCGTTGGCGACGAAGACGGGGATATAGTCGAGCCAGGAATCACCGGGGGTGGCGGTGAGGATGATCCAGGTGTTACGGCGGGCGATTCGCAAGAACGCCTTGGTCCAGGCACCAGATCCGACAAGACGCTGCTCGTCGAAAATGAAGAAGGCACCTTCTACCCCGGCGTACTTGTTGATGTTGTGCCAGGAGTCGACAGTGAGGGCCCACTGGAAGCGGCTTCCTCCTCCTTCTGTTCCATCCACGAGAACGGGATGTTCATCGTCACCCGCAGATGGTTCGGGTGATTCCACGATCTCTGGACCTCGAACGGAATCTCCTCGTCCAGGAATGCTTCCGAGATCCGCTGACGAGTCATCTGGTTCTTGCGCCGGCCCAGTTCCTCGTCGATCGCCTTCATCTCGTTCTGGTGCTGCCGACGGAGTTCCCTCAGTTCCGAGTCCGTCGCCCCGGGATATAGATGACTGCTCACTTACTCCTCCTCTCGCTTGAACCGAACCAGGCGAACCTTGGGCTTCGCCTCCGGGATCGAGGGAAGCGTCTCCACCAGTGCCAGAAGTGGCTTCAACAGCTTGTGCAGTTCTTTTTGCTCCACGACCTCGCGATGGGGACGATGGATCTGGTTCAGGACCAGATTTTGGTCCGACTTCCCATCGGTAGAACTCGTCCTCCCAGTCGAACTCGTCTCGTTTTCGGGAGGTAGTGATGACGTAGACATCTTTGGGCGCCTCGTTCTTCTTGTAGTACGCCGCAGCGACGCGGGATTTACCAGTTCCCACGCCGCCTTTGAGGATCTTGCCATTGCTGAGCTTGGTGAGACCGTCCCACTGGTGTGATGCCAGCAGATCGGAATATAGGTCGATGTTCACTCTTTCTTCAGTGTCTCCGATCCCCAGAGGATAAACCACAAGACGTAGAACAGGGCAATGACGCCTGCGATCGGGAAGAGCCAGAAGCCTGTGGCGACCATGAGGCCGGAGATGAAGTAGTGCAAGGCGAGAAGCTGTCGGTTCGTCACACCTTCACCAGCCGCTTCTCCCCGACCGGTCGGGGAGTCTTGCCGCCGTGGAACCACTCGATGTCGTAGCCACCGTTCCAGCCGTAGCCCGGCCACACCGCGGTGATGATTCCCACGACCAAGGGGCAGTCGTTGATATAGACGAAGTCGCCAACCTTGAACTTCATGCCGCCTTCTTCTCCTTCGGAACGCAAGCGTCGGTGTACGCCGTGGGAGTCCAGTAGGCGTGAGTCTCGCAGTTACCACGATAGTTGGGGCAGTTCTCCCAACCGCAGTGTTCGCCGAACCGTATCTTACTGTGATTGCAGGTGGGCACGTTCTTTCTCCGCTTCGAACTGTTCTTCAAGGATAAGGATGGCCGGCTCGAAGGCGACGGTTTGCAAGTCGTCGCCACTGTCGTAGACATATACGATGCCGTGCCCACTCGGACAGCGCTTTACTTCTGTTATGCCTTCTTCCACTTCGAGCATGTCGCCGCAGAAGAAACAGAAGCTGAGGAGCATGAAAATGGCGCTCTGTTCAGAGTGCCCCTCACGATTGTCCATGATGCCTTGGGGAAACCAATCCGCCGGGCGATCGCGCTTGTAGACCAGGAAGGTGGGCTCAAACGCAACCTTGGCGACGTCGTCGTACTCGTCCTCGTGGACACAGAAATATCCGTGCCCGAGAACGCAGCTCTTCGACTCCGCGTACGGCTTATGCGGTTCCAACCCTTCTTTGCAGAAGGGGCAATATGAGCTCAACATCCAGAGCGCGTCGCCCTCGGTGATCACACTGACTCCTAGTTCGGCTCGAACACCATTACAGGCGCCCCAAACGCACTCTGCGCGGGGTAAATCTCCGCATCCGCATTGGGACACACCTTCTTCGGATAACCCACCTGAGCCTCGCTCAGAGGGCTGCCGCAGAAGGCACAGAAGCGAACGAGATCGTGCACGCTCGGCCCCTCCATCTCAGTTCACCTCCGGCAGATATCCGAATGCACGGACCTTGCGCAGCGCCTCCTGGAAAATGAAGGTCTTCACGCTCATCAGCGGCTTGCTGGCGTCCACGAGGATCCAGTCCCCGTGATCGCCATCCGCGTCTTTCGACCCCCTGTACTGCAACCCGAAATCGCGGCGGACACGGTGGTGATACTCCATGTCCAGCTCTTCGTACCGGTTGCTCGCGACTGCCTTCGAACGACGCAGTCCGATCTCCGGATCGATGTCGAGTAGGAAGGTCACGTCCGGTGTGACGTTGTCCGCGGCCCACCACGAGAAGCCTTCGATCAGCGACGGCGGGATTTGGTCCGGGTGACCGTCCACCTGCTCTTTGGGTCCCGCGCCTTGATATGCAAGCGTGGACGCGTGGAACCGGTCGCAGATAACCACGTAGCCCTGTTCGAGATGGGGCTTGATGACCGTGTCAACGTGCTCGGCCCGGTCCGCCAGGAACAGCAAGAGCTCAGCCCGTCGCGACTTCGGAGCCGTCGTCGGATCCATGAGGATCTTGCGGATATGAACACCCGTGTCCGACCCACCCGGCTCGCGTGTCAGGATAGCCGGCACTCGCCACTTGATGAGCTGACGATATAGCTCCTGCGCCAGCGTACTTTTGCCGGATCCCTCCCCGCCTTCGAAGTTGATGAACAGCGGAAGCTGGTCCGGAACCTCGGGCTCCTCCAGGTTGGCCCGTCGCTGCATGACCTGGCTGTAGACGTGGGCGACGAAGTCGTCACGCAGAACCTCGTCCGGTGTCCGCGTGTCCTTCTCGTCGGGGTAGCGATCGTCGTGCGGGATCGGCTCGTTGGTGATACGAACGGTTTGCTGCGTCGGGATCATGTTCTCGGCTTTGTAGGTCGCGAGGTCTTTGAGTCCCTCCTGAACCATCGCGTCGAACTTCGCACGATCGATGGGGTCGCCGTCAATGTTGAATGTTGCCCCCATCAGCGGCTTCATGACCTCCGGAGGAACGCTGAAGTCGATCTGCTTGTTGGCCTTGTACTCCGCCACAGCGTCACTCAGTGGTCTTCTCTTGGCGTTGTGCTCGTCTCGGGGGAAGAACGGGTCGTTCGGGTGGTTCTCGGGGTGGATTTCAGGCATCGGATCTCTTTCGTGACGTATGGTACAAGTTGATCTTTGAGAAAAAAGAAAGCCCCTGTAGGGATCAGGGGCTTGTGCTACCGCGTCGTCGCTCTGTCGTAGAGTCGACGGAAGTCTTCGATCGACGCTCTCAGTTTCGTGATGATCGTCGAATCAGTATGGAGTACAAGAACCAGCGTAGCCAATATCTCGTGGGGGATCGGATATGTCTCGGCCGGCTTCTTGATGAGCGCGTCGATGGCATCGGCGAGTTCGTCGTTGTTCTTCACCATCTGGTCTACGAAGGCGTTGAAAAATTCTTCACTCATAACCGTTACCTTTCCAAAAACCTAGAACCCGTGTGGGTTCTAGGCGGTGAGGTTACTTACGGAAGATTCGCTTGTACCACGGCGACTTGGGTTCGGTGGAAGCGAGGAACTTGTAGAGGTAATCGATCAAGTGCGCCTGGTCACGAGTGAGCTGGTACAACGCGACGATGGCCATTTTGCTGTCCAGAGGGGACATTGCGTCTTGGCCGTGCGAGTTGTTCAGCGCCTCGTTGATCAGGGCGATATTGAGCTTGATTACATCTTCACGAATCCGCTTCTCGAACTTCAGTTCGCGAGGGGTCATTAGATTCTCCTTATACATAGGGTCTCATTATAACCCCTGTATTTCTTGCGAAGGAGAAAAAGGGAACCCGTGTGGGCTCCCCCCGTGAGGCTACTGCGAGTCTTCTTCGATCGTGCGTTCCAGCATGTGCGTCAGCGTACGAAGGTAGTAGTTCGCGGTGGTCAGGTCGCTGCGAGAAATGACGAAGTTCTCGTGCTCCGGGGCGGAAGCGAGAGCTTGCTCCATCTCTTCTTGCTGCTTCTTGGCACCAAGCAAAATACTACGCATGAGGTCGACGTTGGCGTTGGGCATGTCGAGTCCTTTCACGGTGGGGTCTCATTATTACCCCTGTGAATCTTGCGGGCCCTCCTGCATGTCGTTCATCATCTTGATCTCATCTTCGTAGTCGAGATCCCAGGCACCTTCGAGTCGTCCGGCCTCACGTCCCGTAGCAAGACCCTTCGTCAAGCCTTCTTCGAAGCCCTCTTTACGAGCCTCCATACGGACGATGGTCAGATCCAGAGCATGTTTGCGCATCCGCCGACGAGTTCGGATCCACAACCAAATAAGAAGGACGATTTCCAAACAGAAGCCGATGAACAAAGTACGAGACATAAAAATCCCCTCCTGGGAAAAAAAGAGAGCCCCTGTGAAAGCGGGCTCTCTTCTCCGATGCTAGACGTCCATCGCCCGCTCTTCGAAATGGCGTTCGCACAGTGTGACTAGGATCCACTCGTCATAAATTTCCTGAGCGTAGGGATCCCAATCCATCGTGACCTCACCCTCGCACGGGATATAGCGCATTCCAGCCTCTTCACACACAAGTTCTTCCACGACGACCCACTTAGGTAGACAGCAACTGCCTGTCGCGTCGTACCTAAGCTCGTGGAATATGCGCGTGCGTCTGTTAGCCGAACATCAGCTTCATGTCGAACTCGTCGTTGATCAGCGCCATGCACTTCCCGCCCTCGTCGCCGAGCCACATGACGATGTCGTCGTCCAGCGTCGGGTTCTTGTCGTTGGCGAGGATCTGCTCCTTGATCACGTGCATCGTGGCGGTCAGGAAGCCGAGCCGGATGACCGGCATGTCCGGCATACCCTCTTGCTCGCGGTAGGTCGCGTACATCATCTCGATGCCGCTCTTGAGCTCCTCGAAGGTGAGGTGCTCGTTCTCGATCGTGGTATCGCTGCTCACGGATTCATCCTCGATTCGATGTACTGGTGGCCGGCCTTCAGCATCTTGTCAGCCGTGTCGGCGACGACAAGCGTTGCTTCGATCATCCCGCTGGCACCATCGTGGGCGGTGTTGAGCGCTTCGTACCAGGCAGCCAGCGTCTCGCGCGTGATCATGAAGTTGTCCTGAGCGCGATCGAGTTGTGCCTGCATCTCCGCGAGCACACCCGGGCACTCTTCGGTGGCCTTGGTGAGGCTGACGTAGTTCTTGACGAGGAGCTCTTCGAAACTCACGAGTCGAAGTCCCCGTTCCGGAACGCGTTGAAGAGCATAAGACCGACGCCAGCGAACGCAGCCACGCTGAGAGCCTTCTGGAGGCCCTGCGAAGATATGGCCGCGACGACTTCCTCGACGGGAACCGATGCCGTCAGGACGACGTTCTCAACCAGTTCCGACGCATCGCCCGGGATCAGGTTCTCGTACTCCGCCTCGGAGACCAGTTCGTCTCGGGCATCCTCCAGAAACATGTCGACCCGGCGTTGAATCATGTCGCGGGCGAAGAACTCCTTGTTGGTCAGCATCGCTTGACCGATCGGGTTCTCTTGAATCTTCTTCTCGGCCGCATTGAACGCGGCGACGGTCTCAGGCTTCAGAATCATCTTCAGGGGATGGTTGACGCCGAACGAATATATGGGCACTGCTGCTCCTCTACTTGAGCAGGTACTTGCGGATATAGCCCTGGCGTTCGGGAGGTGGCTCGCCTTCGAAGTGCGTCCACAACTCGTCTACGTCCAGTTTGATCTCTTGGAGCATCTTGTAGCCCAGGTAGCCGGCCACCGGGATCACGACCAGATATGACAGCGCCACGATCCCCGTGACCGTGTTGAGCGTGTCGGAACCCTTGGTCATCAGTGGCCCTGCTCCAGCTCCTGCCGGTTCTTGTAGATGTTCCAGCCAGCCGCGGCGAGCGCGGAAACGACGACGAACCAGATCAGCTTCTTCATGTCTTCTCCTTGGTCGGTGAGGAAATAAAGAGGGATGGCAACGAACGCCGTCAGAAGCGATCTACGGAGAATATCGGCGAAGTTCAGATCCAGCGCTCTCGGGTCTTTGACGTCGATGCGGATCTGTCCCCGACCGGAGGGGAACTCTCGGTAGGTGATGTGGGTGACGAGCGGACGCTTCAACTTCTCGACCTTGATCTGGAACGCCGGGACGGCAAGGCACGTCGCCCGGAACCAGAAAGCATCAATCGATTCGTTGTCGTCCTGCTCGACCCATATGCTTCCGACGGTTTTCACAGGCCCAGTTCCCTGGCGACCCGCTTGTAGTGACGGATGGCAGCGATGGCAACCACGCTGACCGCCATGAAAATGAAGACCCGTCGAACCTGCTTAACGGTCTCGCTCATGGCCTCGACAACCTCATCGTCGAGAAGGAAATACTCGTCGTCCATCAGCTCAGGATGCCCTTGAGGACGAAGCCGATGGCGAACCCGATCGCGAGCGGCTTCTTGTGGGTCTTGATGTAGGCCTTCATGCTTTCGACGTCCATGTCGCTACCTGATCTTTCTCTTGAGAAGATAGTCGTACAGAGCCATTCCTGCTGCGACGCCGAATGCAAATCCGACGCCCAACAGAATAACGGCGTGCCAGTGCATCAGGCCGGCACGGTGGACTTGCGAACCACCCACGGCGTGTTGAGGTAGATCTGGAACTGGAGGGCCTGCGCGTTCTGCTCGAAGCGCACGACCACGTCGATCGACGTCTGTTGCGGGTGCTCGTGATTCCGGAAGATAGAGATCGTCTTGACCTCCGCCCATCCGATCCACGGCGTCAGGTCCGCACCGAGTCCCTGGACCCGCGGTCCGAGGATATGGTGCAGCTTGGTCTCGGAGATGCGAATGACCATGCCGACCGCGAGCTTGGAGCTTTTGTCCAGCATGATCTCGTCGGGTCCGAGTTCCCGCTCCTTCTCGTCCGGGTCGTGTGGGTTTTCCTGGTGCTCGCTGTTCTGGATGGAGTTGGGCTGCATCACGAGCGGTCCTCCTTGACCTCTTTGTTGAACCGGATGTTTCTGAGGGTCATTGCCGCAACGGTATTGCGGCACGCCGTCTCGTCCAGACCACTGACCTTGGCGAGAAACTCGCGCATCTCTCGTGCAGTGCACGGGATATAAACCGGTTCTTCTCCCGTGTCCATCAGATCGGCCAGTAATCGACCGAGAAATACAATCCGCCGACCACGACCACCCAGATCGCCATGAGCTGGATGAAGCCCCGCACGTAGTTGGGTTCGCGCTTCGGCTGAACGCAGGTGCAGGTGCGACGGGCGAATATGCTCTTACGACGGTGGGCGGTCATGATGATTATCCTTCCGAGGGGGTGTCTTCCTTGAAGTGTGCGAGGTACTCGGTTCCCGACACGAAGGTCAGTGAGTCGCCGAGAAGAACTGCGTAGGTAGTGATGTACTCGATGTTGCGCAGCAACCAATCTCGAACCGCTTGCGAATCTGTGGACTCGAACAAGGCGTTGTACTGGTCCTGCCGATCAACCACGAGATCGAGGAATATGGCAGTCATCCAACCCTCTATCCCATGTGGCGACGACGGTTGTTGCCGTTGAACTTGGGCGGCCGGGGAGCGTTGGGCAGCGGGGTGACATTGGATTCGTGGTGGCAGCAGTGCTCGGTCTGCTTGGACGGTGTGGGATTCACCAGCCCCGCCGCGTCCGCCTCGACCCGGATGAAGTTCTTCATGATGTAGCTGTGAGCGTAGACCGCACACGTCTTGCGGATCTTAAAGATCCACTGGCCGATATGAGCCTCGACCAAATCGCGGGACTTGTTGCCCTTGTGCGGAACGCGAATGTAGGGGTCGTCGGTGCTTTCCCCGAAGATATCCCCCTCGCACCACGCGGCCACCTCCTCGAAGTTCTCCGACGTGACGCGACGTGCCTCTTGGAGCTGCGGTCGTCGCATGAACAAACCGGCGTCTCCGATGGGCTCAGTCATGGTACTTGTTCCTCTCGCGGAAAAGGATGCCGTGGCGTTGCATGTCGGTGATCACCAAGTGCGCTTTCCTCGGGTCGACCCCAGCCCGATGAAAGCACTCGTAGATGGTGTGTAGTGTGCTCGGTTCGATCTCCGTGGAATATGGTGCCGGGGAAACCCGAGCGCCAGCAGCCTCGTTCTTGCACTGCTGGCACCCGAGCATTCCCTGGCAACGAGCCCTGGAATCCGGAGCACCCTCGAAATCAGTTCCAGGGATATGGATCCCGTGACTCGTGTATGCCATTAGTCCTCGATGACCTCTCCGTCGTAGTCGTACGGCCGACGGGAGCCGACCGGAAGTGCGTGCTGCTCGTCCTCCTCCGAGGACAGTGCCGGCTGGACACCCATGCCGCCGAGCGTCTGCACGATGCCGTACTCGCGCTCCAGCTCGTCGACGTAGATGGTGAACATGCCGGTCTGGAGGTACGCCTTGATGCGCTTGGCACCCGAGCGATCGGTCCAGGGGGCGGCGGCGATGACCAGGTCGACCTTCTCGAACTGGAGCCGGTCCAGGAACTCCACGACGTTCTCGTCGAGAAGCACCCGGTCCGTAGCCGATTCCCCGCCGATCAGCCAGAGCCGCGGCGGATATGGCTTGTACTTCACCGCGACCGGCAGCTTGTAGTAGACGTTCGGATCTCCGTCGTCCGCAGCCTTGTCGTAGACCGAGACGTTCCACCCGTTCTGCTGGAGGTGGAGACCGTCCTCTTCGCCCATCATGATGTTGAAGCCGCGGTCACCCCCGTCCGGGTTGAACTTGGTCGGGTTGCCGGAGAAGTTCGGCCAGAGAAGATACGCGTTGCGGACCGTGATGGTCTCACGCTGCTTCTTCTTGGCCAGTGGGGTCAGATCCCGGTTCATTGTCATGTGGCGCTTGTTCTCTCTGGGGGTTCTGATTGAGTTTTTTGTGCATTTCGGTCCGGGAGCGATGCCATCTACCCAAAGGTATCTGTTTTAGCCACGTCTTGCTGCCGACCTTTCCAGCAACACATGGATGAGTTCCGGACCAGCCGCAAGTTTCGCAGCGAAATGGAGACGATTTAGCCACCGAAGAACTAGCCGGCGGTGCGGACGACCGCGAGCTCGTACTCGTCCTCGAACTTCTTCGCGTCGACGATGTCGTACCCGTCGGCCTTCTTGATGATGTACTGGCCGAGGTAGACCTTCTTGACGCCGGCGAAGGTGGGGAACTCGACGCCCGACTTCCCGGGGTCCGTCTCCTCCGTGAACTGACGCCCGTTGAAGTGCGCGGCGACCTTGGAGGCCACCTCCGCGGTGAGCTGGATGGCGTCGATGCGAACGAGGTTCTTCGGCTTGAACTTACGGAACATGAGGGGATGTTGCCTTTCTGAAAAAATGAGGGGTTGTGTGTTACTCGAACGTATACCGGTTGGCCCAGTAGGCGTCTCGGTCTTCCGGGGTTACTTCTTTGTCGTTGGCCTTGAGTTTCCAGGACGGCCGAGGCAGCAGATCGATGCGATCCTCGGTGCGATGAATATCGCTAACGTCCGGAATCTTTCCGAACCATTCCATGTCGACGATAAGGCCAGAGCCGTCTTCCGAGACGGTGGCTTCACCGACAACTTCGTCGTTGAAGACCAAGGGCAGTTTCCCGCCCTTCTCCTCCAACGACTTCGAAAAGGCTCCCGGAACGATTACCTCCGGGAATTTTTCAGATTCGATTGTAGTGCCCCCTCACATTGTTGCGGATCGTGTCGAGGGTGGTCTGGTGGTTCCCGTTGCCGATCTGCACGCCTGTGCAGTTGGACATCGTGACGCCGTACTTCACGGCAGACGACTCCGAGGGGAGGTCGTCGTCCGAGACGCGGTAGCTGGCCTCGCCATTGAGGGTGTAGTGCCAGACCTCCACGTGCCTGGTCCGGTACAAGAACTCGACCACGAACTGAACGTGGTGGCGCGGAGCTCCGGCCGGCTCGAACACGAACATGTATGAACGCGCGGTGTTGTTGTCGTTTTCCTCGACGACCTCGAACTCGACCTCTTCGCCATCCAACGCGATGTTCTCGCGGTAATAACGGTTGAGGTACGTGAGCGCGTGTTCCTTGAGTCCCATAAAAACGTTACCCTCCCCTTCTCGGACTCTTCCCCACCCGTACTAGGGTCCTAGTACGGATAACCGTCTTGGCACCAACAGTTGACACGCCCCGGGAGATCCGGCATATGGAGTCCCAGGGCGTGTCCGAACCTGCTGTTGTGGAGCCACTTGAAGATAACGAACCTCAAGAGAGGAACGCCTCAACCGAGTCGAAGTCGGAACCGGGCAGGAACTTCTCGATCTGCGCCTTTCCCTCCTTGACCAGGTTGTTGAAGAACTCCATGTCGATCGCGTCGCCGGGAAGACCGGCGGCCACGTCGGAGTTGGTCCAGAAATGACCCTTGGTGCCCTGGACGGTGTAGAACTTGCCGTCCTTCACGCGCCACAGATCGCCACCGCCGGCCTCCATCTTGACCGGCGTGAACCGACCAACACGACCGACGTGCACGAGCCCGATCGTCTGCGGGTCGCCCGCAGCGTCAACGACCTTTTGCTCGTACATCTGGATGCTCTGGTCACGAGCCTCCACATCGGCCGGGTTGTTCTTGTCGGCCTTCGCCCGCTGCATGAGCTTGACGTCACTGTGCAGACGCTCGACGTGACCGATGGGCTCCTCGAAGTCGTCTCCGTTCGGGAACGTAACCTCGACGCCGTTGGCCGCGAATTCAGCTCGCTTCGCACCGTTGCGCTGGTAGGCCTCGAAGGCGCCGAAGTCCAGATACATCGCGCCACCGCTCATGACCTGCTTGGTCACGCACAGGTCGTCGAACACGATGTCGTCCTCGCCGCCGAACAGCTTCTTGAAGACGAACGGGTTGACGTCCGGGTTGAACTGCGCACCCGTGGCGGTCCAGCAGTGCGAGATGCACTTGTCCTTCTTGGCGACGTAGTTCGCCTTGTCGAACAGCCCGAGCTTGGAATACTGCTCCTCGTCCGGGTTGTACTCCATGTTGTAGCCGTACTTCGCCGCGAAGTTCTGGACCTTCTCGATGATCTCCGGCGTGGCGTTCGGGATCTTGACCGAGTCCGTCTTGATATGGACGGCCTTGAACCCGAGGTCCTGGATGTAGTGCTTGAGGTCGATCATGAACAGAGCACCGCGCTTGGCAACGATGTTGTCCTTGTTCCGCGGGTCACGGAACGCGTTCTCGAACGACGCCGACGTGAGACCGTAGACGATGTTGATCGCGATCTTCAGGCCCTGCCGAATATCGGCCCGCAGGGTCTTGGCCGCAACCGGGTCGCCGGCTTCTTCGAGCGAGCGGATCTGCTGGATGTAGGGACGCAGTTTCCCGTCCAGCAGCTTGGCCGCGCCATCCAGGTCGCCAGCCTTCAGCGCGAGTTGCGCCTCGACGAGAGCCGCGAACCGAGGCGTGTACTCACCGAAGGCGTTGAGCTGGATGATCGACGTCGGGTGCATCGAAGCCACGTCCAGCAGAGCCACGTCCGTGTAGAGGCCCGGCTCGGAATACACGTAGCCACCCTCGCCCACGGTCTCGCCGCGGTAGGTGCTCTTGCCGCTGTCGTAGACGTAGCCCGGGAACTCCTTGGACAAGTCCGTGTAGACGAACTTGCTGCGCGGGTTCTTGTCCCGGCCGAACACGATGCGAGCGGTGTGCGCCTGCGTCGTGTCGTTCGCAGACAGTCCACTCAGGTCCGCCAGGATGAGGCGAGCCTGGTAGTCGCCGCGACGGTAGAGGTGAACCGCCTCGGTGGACATGACGTCGTTGACGCAGTACTCGACCACGTCCAGGATGCGCTCCTCCGGGACCGGCTCGTCCCAGGGAATATCCATCTCACGGTGCTCGATGCCCAGCTCGATCTGGAACTTCTTCAGACCCTGCTTGACCGTGCTGTAGTCGTAGATGTCCGTCCACGAGATCCCGTAGGCCTCGCGGAACATGACGCCCTTGACACCGTTGACGATGCGCTGCGACAGATCGTAGAGCTGGGCGTTGTTGCAGCCCAGATATGCCGCCCACAGGATGTGGTTGTCGTATCGCCGGTTGTTGAACCCGACCAGCTTGAGCTCGAAGAGCTGGCCGATCTCCTCCGCCGTCGGGTTGATCATCCGGTTGACGCTCTCGCGCCCCTCGTCGCCCTCGAACTTCCAGCACACGACGAAGAGGTTGGGATATACCTCGATGTCGTAGAAGACGAGCCGGCCGTCCTTGAGCCGAATGGGCGTGGCCTTCTCCAGCTCCAGGCCGTCGGCGTTGGACCACTTCATCTGCTTGACGACCTTGAGTGCCTCCATGCGCTGGTTGGTGCTGCTCAGCGCGAAGTTCACGATCGCCTGTTCGAGGTCGTTGACGTTGTAGATCATGCCCTGTTCGTAGGCATCGTCGAGGACCTTCTTGATGAAGTCGACGTTCGACTTCGTACCACCATGGACGCCCTTCTTCAGAGCCTCCTTGATGAGACGACGGACAGTCGTTTCGTCCTTCATCCTTTCCTGGGTGAGCACTCGTTTCTTCTCCTTGAGAGGTAGCCCCGTGTCAATATCGGCCACGGGGAGATTGTTGCAACGAGTTACTCGACGTCGAAGCGCCTGGTTTCCCGAGTAGACCTTGATCTCAATCCCTGGCGAATACACGGAGGCCAGTTGTGTCACGTCCGGCCCTGTGTAGTTGTAGTGCTTGTGGACGGCGTTCCCACTCCGGCTGATCTCCGTGTAGGTGTCCGGCCACAATGCCGCCGCTTCGAGGTTCCGGTCGAGGGACTTGTTACCGTCCTCGTCCGTGATGTCGAAGTCGATGACAATATGCGTGTCGGGGAAACCGTTGACGTAGTGCTCCTGCGACGTGTCCAGTTCGGACAGGACTGTGGTGACCTCGTCCCACTTCCGTCGTGGAGCTCCCTTGGCGTTGGCGTACTGCGCAGGGCAGTCGGCGAATTCGAGGTCGAGAAGCGACGTCTCCTCCTCGACCAACACCTTCTTCCGAGGCACCAGTTCCAGCGGAGTGGAGGTGGTTCGGAACGCCTGATCCTTGAAGCCACGGTAGTAGCTTCGCAGTTGGAGCCCATCGATGGAAATACGAGCGTGGAACTCCTCGAAATACTGCTTGAGCTCCGTGCGGAACTGCGGCCGTTTCATCGGCTTGTCCTCATGGGACTTGTCGCAGAAATCGAGGTAAAGATCATAAGCCCTGTCGGCCGTGATCCCATCCTCCACCATGAATACGTCGCCGTACGCTTCGATGAAGTTGTAGAAGATGTTGGTCTGAAGCATCATCTCCGTGGGCTTGTACTGGTTGTACGCCGTACGACCGCCCAGTTCCTTGTAGCGAACCAGGCAGTGTTGTGCGATCGCACCGAGCTCGAAGTCGATTCGAGTCATCAGCTCTTCCCACCGGTCGTGAGGGAGCTTCTTACCCGAAGGGTGAACGTCAATCAGCCGGCGAATAATGCCCGACTGCGCGTCAGTGATCTTCACCGGCTTGTTGGTCCCCATGAACAGGAACGCGTTGATCCGGGTCTGGTACTGAGGCTTGTACTTCGCGTTCACCCAGAGATCTTCGTGCGAGACGATCGCATTCAGAACGCTGTTCTCCTGAATGCCCGACAGGTTACCGTCGTGCTGAATGGCCACCAGCGGATTGTGCTGGAACGCTTCGGTGGAGAACGCGTTGTTGCTCGACGTGAGTGCCTTGGCATCGAACGTGGCGATATAGCTGTCGAACAACTTCTGAATAACCGTGATGATCGTGCTCTTTCCCGATCCCGGAGGACCGTAGAAAACCACGAACTTGTGAATCTTGGTGGACTCACCGGAGACGATGGCACCAATCGCCCACTCGATCTTGTCTTTCTCGTCCTGGTCGTACAGAGTGCCGACGAGTTCGTCCCAGGAGCTGTGATCTCCGACTTTGAGTGAGTACGGAAGCCTCTTGCTGCGGTAGTCTTTCTTCTTGACCACGTCATCAGCAAACGTAAGCTTCTGATCCAGCTCTTTGCTGTTGTCCCCAATGGCCTTGAGGAACTGCACCCACTGACTCCAACTACGAGAGCTGAAGTTCTTCATGTAGTTGACGCTGGAGATCTCAGGCCGGGACTCTGCGTAGCTGCGCAGTTTCGCGTCAACAATGCGCTGGACGTCGTACGGGTCTTTCGACCACAGGTTGGCGTCCTCATCCCAAATGGCGTAGAAGTCTTTCGCGCGGACCATCAGGTCCTCAGATCGACCTACGATAAAATCGGGAGCCGCTACCTGGCCCCCACCTTTCTTCTCTTTGACGCAGATCTGGAAGAAATCCATCTACCCTCCCTCCGGAGTGTTACGAGCGCTCCGCGAGGTAGGCTTCAGCCTTGATCAAGAGCTCGGTTTCTTGTGAGTTGAGACGGGAACCCCTCGACAGGGGGAACAGCTCGACCGTGTTTCGTTTTCCACGGGCGGGGTAGCGCTGGTTTACGGCGATGTCGAGCACGTTCTGGATATCGTGCACGTTCTCATCGCCCAGTCGGGCATCGGTGAATTCAGAGAGACCCAGGTTGTTGAGGAGTTCGTGGAACCAGTACTCCTCGGGCCGCTCGTCCAGATCGTCGTAGGCGAGTTTCCTCACCAGAACAACAAGCAGTTCGAGCATGTCGCAGGGCTCATCGAAAAACCCTGGGTCCCTTGAGGTGGAGGAGTTCGTCTCACCGACGAACTCTCTCCGGAGATTGATGCCTTCCAGTGCTCGATTCTCATCCCTGGGATGCGACCAGATGTACTCCTTGGTGAAGAGAATTCGCAATAGCTTCCAGTAGGTTCTCGCGAGATTCCTGCTCTCCACCGAAGCGACCTGCTTGTACAGCCAGGCGAAATACAGATCGTTCAACGGCGGCACTTACATCACTCCCTTTCTAGCTTTCCGATTCGGCCATGACGTCGGCGAGATCCTCGAAGCTCAGCTTGATCTCGTAGTCGGTTCCCTCGCCCTCGTTGCGGACGAAGATGAGGCGGTCGCCCTCGGTGTCCGGAGCGGTGTCCTCCAGCAGCGCCAGAACGCCCTCGCCACCGACGACCTCGATGTCCACGCTCTCGTCGTCACGCCGGTCGACCAGCATCTTGTTCTCGATGTACCAGACCAGGTTGACCGTCTCGAAGTTACGCTCACCCGCGAGAAAATCCTCCGCGGAGATCGGGTAGGGCCCCGGCGTCGGGTGGATCGACGTGTGTTTGAGAGCCTCGGCCTTGGAGACGAAGCGACCGTTCGGCGCACGCACCTTTTCGGGGGCCGGCTCCTGGTACTGGTGGCTGTTCTCGTCCCAGATGCTCTGGGTGACCACCGGGTTGAGTTCGCCCGGGTCCTCGCCCCTGGCGACCTTCGCTTCCTGGGCGAGACGTCCCGCACGAGCAGCCGGCGTCTCGGGCCGCGAACCCTGGTAGGTCTTGGCGAGGGAGTGGTAGGCGTTGGCTGTAGTCGACCCGGCGAGGGTTTGATTCTCCATGGAGGTGTGGATTCGGCCGTCGCCACCCTCCACAGTGCGAGCCGGAGCCTGCTTCGGAATATCCGCCGGGCTGGCCGGCTTGCGCTTCAGCTCCTCGATCTGGACGGAGAGAAGCTTGCGGACCTCCTCCGTCTCCATCTTGATGATGGCGGGGAGTTCCTTGTCGTGCTTGCTCTTGGCGAAGAAATATCCGCCCGCAGCACCGGCAGCCAGACAGGCCACGCCGATACCGCCCATCGTGAGATAGGTCTTGTCGATGTTCACTTCTTGTCGCCCCAGACGAGGTCGTGGATGTCGGCCATGCAGTTGAGTTCGAGTTCGATGGGAGCGATGCCGATCTCCTCGCCCGGCAGACCGAGGTCGACCGTCGGGAAGCTCTGGTACTTCTTCCAGACCCAGCCGGCGAACTGTCCCTCGCGGATGGTCGGGATGTCGAGCATCTCCAGGACCTCGTTGAGGAAGAGATATCCCTTGGCCCGCAGCTTGTCGTTGAAGTAGTTCTGCCGGAGCTGGAGCACCATCAGGTTCTCGCCCGAGACGTTCGAGAAGAACCGGGAGCGGCTGTCGTAGACGACGTGGGTGGTGGTTTTCTCTTCGGTGGTCATCGCTGTGCCATCCCTCGAAATATGGACCGTGCGCTGAGCACGAGTAGTCCCGTGCCCAGCGCAAACAGTCCGTACGAATATGCGTAGAGTTTGTTCACCTAGACGGTGAGCGGCGGCAGCTTCGGGTTCTTCTTGCCGATCTTGTCCACGATGAAGCCGTCGACGTTGAAGTCCAGGATGATGTACATGTTGCGGCCGGCCTGGAACTGCTCGTAGCCCTCGGGGTCGTTGTCGTAGATCCCGAAGCTGACGTAGCCGTCCTTGGCCTCCGGGTGGTCCTTGCGCAGCCAGCCGACGTACTGACCCTCCGGTACCGGCTCGAAGCCGAGCATCTCGCGGACGTCGTTGAGGAACAGGAAGCCCTTGGCGTTGAGCTTGTCGTTCGCCCAGTTCTGCCGCATGGTCAGCGTCATCGGGTTCTCGCCCGGGATGCGGGAGAAGAACTTCGAGGTCTCGTCCCACGGCACGGAATACGGCGACATGCCGTCCCGGTCGACGACGATGTACTTGCTCTCGGTCGTGACCGTACCGTCCGCGTGGTGGATCTCGACGTTCTGCTTCTCAGCGCCGTTGGCCGCACGCCAGTCGACATCGTCGCCGTACTCGGTCTTGATGTACGAGCGGTACTTGTTGTACGCCTTGTCGAGGGCCGCGATCGTCGCCATCGCCGCGGTGTTGCGGTTGCTCAGGATGACGTGCGAGCCGGTCAGGGCCGCGATCGACAGAGCCAGCGTGCCAGCCGGGACCGCGTAGAGCTTGGCGATCTCGCCCGCGGTCTTCAGGCGCTGCTTGTTGAGGTCCTTCTTGAAGTCGGCCAGGTCGTCCGGACCGGGCTCCTCGCCCAGGTTGTCCCGCGCGTCCGCCTCGAACTTCTCCAGCTTGTCGAGCACCGGCTCCAGTTTCAGCGTGGCCCGGCAGGCGAGGACGACGCTGCCGACGACGCCGATCGTTCCGACGGCGAACAGGACCTTGGGCGAGTGCTGCTTGGCGAGGAAGATCTGGGTGGCGGCCTTGCTCGTGACCGCGCTCTTCATGTTGTCGAAGATCGACATGTTCAGTTGGTTCCTTCGGAAATGAGAGCATTCGCGAGTTCGCGAATATCGATGGGCGGCTCGATGACGACGGGGTTGTAGCTTTCCGGAAGCCGGTCTTCCAGAATGCCACGCACGACATTCTTGGCCGATTCCGGGGTGCTGAATGTCCCGGGTACCGGATCGAGAGTGACGAACACGAGAAGAGGAATTCTCACAGCTTGATCTTCCCTTCTTTCCTGAATCTCTGGAATATGGCGTACACCTGGGTGTCGCTCATACGCTGTACCTTGACCGCCCAATTGGGGGAGTGAGAATAGACTGCGGCCACTTCTTGCCTGAAATTTATCGCCATGGTGCTGTGCCTAGTGGACGTCTTCCACCTGGGGCAGGATCAGACGATATCCGTTGCGCTCACGACGCACTCGAACACCATCCAGATCGAACCATCCCCAGTTGTGGTCCTGCGGGTTCGACCGCTCGCCGAGCATGTGGTTGAGGTCAGCGACCGTCACCACGCCGTACTTGTCCAGGACGAACGCCATCTCGCGCTTGACCTCTTCGGCCTGGGTGGCCGACGAGAGAATGATCTCGCCGAGGTCGAGGGGCTCGACAACCACGCGACTCGACCGGGGGGACGGACGATCGCGCGACATCTGGTTGTAGGGCGTGTGGATCGTCGACGAGACCCGAGAGTTGTGCCGACTACCGTGCACCGGGGGACGGTCGTCGTCACGATACAAGGCACGATCGATACCCTGATAGACGAAGTCGCGGGCGGTGTCCTTGAGCGCAGGGATCAGGACGTCCTTGGCGAGACCACCGAACAGACCACCGAGCAAGTCGGCGACCTTGTTCCCGATCGACTTCGGGCGTCGAACAACGCCGTTGTCGACGATGCGACGAGTCCGGTGCTGTTCGCCGGCGATCTCGTTCAACTCGTCGATGGCCTCAGCGGGAACTTCGACCACGATTTTGCGCTCGCGCTCTTCGCGAGAATTGCCGGGCAGCTCTGGCACGTGTTGCCTCTATCCGAGTAGATGTGTATCTGAGGGGTGGAATATGGCTCAGGCAGCCTTCGCCGGGTTCTCGTCGGAGGTGACCTCGGAGTCGATGATCTTCGTCTCGGGCTCGGACTTGGTCTTCATCTCTTCCTTGATGTTCTCGACCGTCTCCTCGGCCTGGGAGAGACCGTCGAACACTGCGGTGAGGTAGGTGGCGATCCCGTCGATCGTCTCGTCCGTGTACTTCTTGGTCTCCTTGGCCACGACCGCGCTGAGTGCGGAGGTCGCCATGACGATCGTGATCTTGTCGAAGAGCTTCTCGGGCGTCACGTGGTCCTTGATGATGCCCTTGACGATCTTGCTCGTACCGATCCCCACGAGACCGGAGGCGACGAGCTTGGTAACACCGGTGAAGTTCATGGTGTAACAATGACCTTTCGGGGAGATGAGAAAAATATAAAGGCTTGTGTTACGAAGACGATGATTCGAGGGTCAGCAGGCAGGCTCGACTCGGTGGAGACCCTATGAAAGGACATCCTTCAAGGCACCAAGGAACCTTACCTGCTGACTCTCGAATCATCGTCGACGTGCATCTCTGGGGATATGGCGTCCGGGGTACCTCGGAGTATCGCCCACGCCACGGCTAGCGAATTACGCGTGGGGACGATCTCGTCTAGGTGTGTCCGTCCTTTGAAGCTTTCGCTTCTTATACCTACCATATCCCCAGAGACGTCTGGGCGAGTTAGCCGCCGAGCGAAGGCTGACCCTTGAGGCGGGCGATCTGCGCCTCCAGCTCCTCGATGCTCATGCCCGAGACCGGAATCTTGTCGGACTCGGTCTTGTTGTCGCCGGCCAGGATCCCGAGCCGCGCGTCCAGGTCCTTCGGGATGATGTGGCTGACGAAGGCGATGATGTTCTCCTGCTTGGAGAACAGCCAGAGGAAGAGCTCCTCGTAGTACTTGCTGGCCAGCAGCTCCTTGAGCCACTCCGGGTCCTTGACGAGCTCGGAGCCGTCGGCGTTGGGCTTGCCGTAGGAGACCGACACGAGGAGTTCGAGCATCGAGAAGATCTTGAGCCGGTCCTCCTCCTCAGCCGCCCGACGCATCGCCTCGACGAAGCCCTCGTCGAAGTTGAACTCCAACTTCATCGCCTCCTGGGCGAGGATGTTGAAGGTGAGCTTCCGGGTTCGCTGCCGACCGTTCAGGTCCGTGTAGGTGACGTCGCGAGAGAACATGTGTACCTTTTTCTGAGGGGTATTTCGTCGAAGAGAAAGGGGAAGACCCCGTGAAATCACGAGGCCTTCCCGGCGTTGCGAACTACTCGGACAGCTTCTCGGCGACGGTGGCAGCGGCCTCCGCGGCCTCGGCCTTCGCCTCAGCGACGGTCTTCTCGCCGGCCGCCTTCAGCTTCTTGGAGACCTTGTACTCCTGGAACTTCTTCCAGCCGTACAGCCCGCCGGCCACGGCCAGCCCGCCCGCGATGGCGGAGGTGACGACCACCAGCGGCTGGCTCAGGACGACCTTGGTCGGGACCTCCAGCGTGGCGGTCAGCTCCTCCGTGGCGACGACGGTCGGCATGGCCTCGGCGACAGCAGCGGCAGCGACGGCGGCCTTCTTCGCGGCGGAGTTGACGGCGGCGGTGGTGGTCTCGGTCGCGGTGCTCATTGTGATGTAATGCCTTTCGAGATATGTGTTGGGTCTCGCTATTGGGGCCGTACGTGGTGGTGCTGCGACTATTCGCAGTCGTCTCGATCGTCATCCGCAGGTTGCCAGATGTTGTCGAAGACGAAGCGATAGTACGCGTCTTTACTCATCTGCCCGGGGCATCCGCCGCTGAGGAGAATCTCCAAACGGCGACGGATGTTCCGGTTAGTGAAATCGGAGATATCGAGCGTTCGGGTTGACCGTGAACTCGAAGGCGTTGATCGGCTTCTCGCCCGGCGACAGAGCCGAGCTGAAGGTCGGTCGCGGCAGCTCATCGTCGCTACACCAGCCGATCTCGGTTGCGTAGATCGGGGCCGGCATGTCCATCCGGTAGTAGAAGTCCGCGAGGGTCGCGTAGCCGACGTTGATGATCGTTCGGCCGATGTCGTTCATCGCCGCGCCGATCTCTTCGCGGGTCGACCAGACGTACATCTGACCGAACTTGTCGTGGAAGACTGAACCGTTCGGCTTGCCGTGAACCTCGATCGAGTCGTCCTCGAACGGGTCCTGTTCCCGGACGCGGTCACGCAGGATCTCGCTGCGGACCTCCTCCTCTTTCTTCTCGCCGATCTTCTCGACGACCTTCTTCTGGTACTCGTCCATGGCGCGCTCGCTGAGCGTGTATGCCGCAGCCAGGCCGGCAGCCTGCTTGGAGCCGATGCGCTGCGACATGACGATGCAGACGACCGTGGTCGAACAGGTGACGACCGCAGGAATATAGTCGCGCCAGAGATTCGTCTCCCAGACGAACTGGAGCTTCTCGCGAGTGTCCATGACCTCGCCGCGGTCGACTTCTTCCTGCCGGATCTCGGCGCCGGTGTTCAGCGCGGCACGTCCCGCCAGATATGCCGTGGACACCGTTCCGACCACACCGATGGTCGTGAGGATGGTAGTGGAATTCGCCGAGGCGAATTTGGCAGCTCGTTTCGTGAGCTCGCCGAGGAAGGACGTCATTTACAGGACCTCAGTGTTTTGGAAGATCTGGGTGTCTTCGAGTTCGCCGAACAGCTTCTCGTACGCCTTCGTCTTGGCCGAGTCGAACGAGAGACCCCGCTCGATCAGTTCGCCCGAGGGGTGGAAACCGGAGGCGTACGGGTTCTCGAAGAAGCTGTCACGGTAGGCCTGGGTGTGCTTGCCGTGGAACTTCGACTTCTCCCGCTCGTCCCGGTTCTGACGAACGTGCATGTAGATTTTGACGACCTCGATCGCCATGGACGTGAGGAACGAGTTCTCACGCACGATGCGCTTGGTCTCGACGAACGGGTTCTGCGTCATCTTGGCTTCGCGACGTTCGTGAACGTAGAGATCGATCGCGAGGTACACCAGCAGCAGAACAGCGATGAAACCGAGAACCTTGAGAACGGGAAGCAGGACCTGCAAGACGGAACCAGCGGTGCTCACGAGGGCAGTCCTTTCTTACGAGAAATGGTGCAGAAAAACAGAAACCTAGAACCCGTGTGGGTTCTAGGCGGTGAGGTCAGAGGTCGATGTTCAGCTCATCGGGGTTGTAGTACTCCTCCAGGAGTCCCTTCTCCGTCAGGAACTCGTTCCAGGCCTTGACGGTCTGCCGGTGCGCGACGAACGCCACCGTAGCGGTGGCGCCGATGGCGATGGCGACCTTGTGGTCGGAAACGAACTTCTTGGTGCGGGAGATGAGGGAGATTTTGGCGGGAGTGGTCTGCTCTTCCATGATGTTGCCTTTCATTGAAGGTTCGGGTCTCATTATAAGCCCTGTATTTTTTGCGAGGGCTAGCCTTGGGCGAAGGGATCGTCGATATCGGCCGCTTTCAACCAGTGGGAGAAATCCCTGGCGAGTTGGTTGAATTCGATCTCGATGGTGTTGTTGATGAACTCGGCGACTGCTTGAGTCTCATCGGAGAGAGCAGGATATGCGACCTGACGCAGACGAGTGTATTCGACCTCGCCCAACGCCGTGAACTTTTCGTGCTCTTGCCGAACACCCGTCATGATGCGGGTGGCGATGCCATGCGAGGACTTGACGACCAGGTAGACCATGACTCGCACGGCTTTTTGCTTCTGCGCGGGTGTGAAGTTGCGCCACAATATGCCGACCTGACTCATTGCTACTTGCCCTTCAGACGAGTGTTCGTGGATTTGGCGTACGCGCGCTTGCTGGGAACGCTGGCCACCACGTCGATCAGTTTCGCCGTAGCGGTGATGCAGGCCGCCGCACCCAGCAGAACAGCAGCCGGGTTCTCGTCGAGGTTCTGCTTGACCTTGCGGACCGGGCCGCTGTTCATGAAGCGGTCGTAGAGACTGGGCTTGGTGGGCTGCATTCCGGACTCCTCGTGAAGTGACATGGCGTTGATGGCGATCGTTGCCGCGGTTGCCGCGGAAATGCTCAGTTCGTCGTTGTACTGACCCGTGCGAAATTCATGGAGGCGGCGCTCGATTTCCTCGCCGAGACTATCCCAGTCACGCACGACGGGCCGCCCACACGAGCTCGTCGAGGTACCAACGCGTGGCGTCGTTCGACTCAAACCGGGCGCACGGGAGACCAACGCAACCCGTCAACGGGCATCGACGGGTCGACATCTCGCGGCAGTTCCGGTTGTCGATATCCCGCTTCAACTTGGCCAGGGCAGCAGCCTCCCAGTACTTTCGCTCGGCCACGATCTCGGCAAAGAAGAACTCGGCGTCTCTGTGGAGCGAAGGCGGACAAGCAGCCAGAAGCTTCCCACACTTGCACTGCGACTTGTCCCAGGACTCCAGGTGGTTCTTCTTGGCGTTGTACTTCGGCTTATTGCGCTTCGTGCCCGCCAGCTTCCGAGAGCCAATGGTTCGAACGCCAGCCGGGAGCGTGTAGATGGAGTGCTTCCGATTCTTCACTTGAACAACGCCTTTGCGATCCGGCACGCGATATAGGTCCCGCCGATGACGACGGCCGCGTGGGTGATGAAGTCCTTGGCGACCTCGGCGTACTCTGCCGCGATCTGCGGGCCCAGGAACGGGTCTTCCGCAGTCTCGGTGGTACTGCCGTTCTCAGCCGTGGTGCGAATAAGACGAGTCGTGGTCTGGGCAGCGAAGCGCTTCTTGGTTCCGAACATGAGGGGTGGCTCCTGTCTCAGACGAGGTTCTGCTTGCTCAGGACGTACTCCAGCACCTCGGCGTGAATATCGGGGTACTTGGTCTTGAGGATGTCGTCGACATCGTTGAGGACGCTCTGCTGCGCGTTGGCCGCCGAGACAGCGATGATCGCCGTGTATGTCGAAGCGACGAGGATGCCGCCGGTGATCAGAATCCACGAAGGGTTCTCGCACTCAGCCACGAGCCGGTTCTTGAATTTGGTCAAGGTTTTACGCATGGGAAGGCTCCTTGAGAAAAAAGGTAGAACCCGTGTGGGTTCTACAGAGATCAGGCGGTCAGCGTGTTGGCGTTCACGGAGGTGACGAAGATCGTGTCGTTGGCGTTGAGCTTGGCCTGCTTGCGGGCCAGACGTCGCGCGTTCACCTTGTTAGCGGTGAGCAGGGCGACGCCCGTCAGCAGCGTGGCGGCAGCGGCAACGTTACGAACGAGGTCGGTGTTGTTGTCCATGATGTGTCCTTTACATAGGGTCGGGTCTCATTATAAGCCCTGTAATTTTTGCGAGGTCCCTACGAATTTTCCCACCCGGGAATTTTTCGGACACGAAATCGGGACTTACTCCCCGAAAAGCTGCGCTCCCTCGCCGAAGAATTCGACGCCGAACATGCCGACCGGGGTATCAAAATACCCCCGCTCGTTACTGATGATGATCTCCTTGAGCTCCTGGACGGAAACCCAAAGACCATCGTCGACGACAGCCTCGACAAACGTAGGATTGGTCGCAGCGTAAGGAATATCGCCGGCTAGCATAGCGGCGTTCTCGGCCTTGATGGCGGCGGCGACACCAACAACGAAAAGGCCGAAGACGCCGACGGTCATTGTACCGATAAGGATGTTCTCCTGGACGCGATAGCGGTAGTCCGCATCGGTCTTGTACTTGGTCACGTGTCGCGAGACGTACTCCGAGTTGAGGAACGCCTTGCCAAGCTTGCGGGAGAGTGACATAACCGTTTCCTTTCGAGAGAAAATATGAGCCCTTGTGAGGGGCTCATACTTGTTTAGACGTTTTCGGCGATCTGGTCGGTGGCCTTCTTCATGGTGAACTGTCCAAGGGAGGTGAAGATATCAACGGTCTCGCCGTCTAAAATCACCGAGTTGAGTTCGTCCTGGGTGAAGGGCACCACCAACAGAAGGTCGTCCTTGCCGACTACAGGTCCAGAGGGCATGTTGTCGAAGGTCTTCTTCAGGTAGATGGCAGCCGCAACACCGGCAGCGACGGTGGTCGCAACGATGATTTCGGGGGCGTAGTGCTTGACATTCTTCTTGAGCTTGTCGAGGTTCATGAGGAATCCTTTACAGATTAGTCGGGTCTCATTAGAACCCCTGTAAAATCTGCGAGGCAAAGAAATGCGAGCTTTATACCTTTCGGGAGAAAAAACCAGAATCCATGTGGATTCTGGGATGAGGGGTGATTATGCTTCGAGGTTGCGAGTGGCGTACAAGACGCCTGCGACGGCCGCTACGGTCATCCCACCAATCACGATGCCGACCTGAATCTTGGCGCGACGATATTCACGGTTGATCCGGGCGCTCTCTTCAGCGAAGCGAGCAGCGGATTCTTTACCGATCTTGTCGAAGCCAGACAGAATGTCGGCAGCGGACTGGGGAGTGTAGCGAGGGAAGTCGAAGGTCATTGTAAGGTCCTTTCGAAGGTTCGGGTCTCATTACAATCCCTGTGTTTTCTGCGAAAGGAAAAATGAAAGGCGTGTGATTAGCACGCCTCCCATTTTGGACTTGATGTTGGGGCTAGCTCTTCTAGAACTTGCCCACGAACGACAGCGCCTGCGACTTGATCAGTCCGGTCTTCTCGAAGTTGAGGATGAGGACGATTCCGACGAGGCTGCCGACGGCCTTGATGACAGCGTCAGGGCTCGGGCGCCAAGAAGGGTTGGTCTCCTTCTTGAGCAGCATGAGCTTGTTGAGCTGAGCAGCGGCTTTGGCGTACTCTTCGGAATCGGCGTTCAGTCCCGCAAGTTCGCGGAAAACGTCGGCGATCGCAGCGTCCAGCGCGGCGTCCGTGGGGGAAGTCTTGAAGAATTGCATTAGGTCCTCCTAGACATTGGGTCTCGTTATAACCCCTGTAATATCTGCGAGAACCGGTTTGTCCTATTCCGAGGGATACTCGGGTTGGACATGCTTGACCTCGAACTGGACCTTGTCCTTGTTCATCACACCCGTGCTGTTGGCGCTCAGCTTCAGGTGCGGTCCTTCGCCGTCCGGGTCGTGCACGACGTAGAGTTCGCCGTCGGGTGCGTTCTGCTTCTTCTGGTACTTGGCGGAAGCCCGAGCGAGCAGGACGCTGGCTGCCGCGACGATCGCGTTGATGACGCCGTTCACACCAGGCGTGCGCTCGAAGTCCACCGTCTCGGCCAGACCGAAGTAGATGGCGCCCACGAGCGGCAGGTAGATCGTGACAAGGTACTTGATGATGTTGTACGTGCGGTTACTCAGCATCGGG